TATACCCATGCATTCATATATACATTGTTTGCCTCATTAGTCGCCCTTTAATGTATTTATAAAACTCGCTTAAATAGCGGGTTTTTATTATATTCTTTTGCTTTTGGCGAACAATTTGGCGAACATAGTATTCCAAATATAAAAAACAGCCTACCCTCACAATGAGAGTAGGCTTTTAATTACTTCAAATCTTCTTCCTGTGCTTCTTTGTATTGCTTGTTCGATACATGAAGAATAGCGCCTAAGAACGCATCAATCGCCATGATCGTACCGCTTACTTGCTGTGGATATGGTATGTTCCACAATCCAGCAAGCGCCAAGTACAATACTGATAAAGCGGGTAATACAGTTAGTGCGATTTCTTTTAGTAAATCATAAGTCTTGTTATTTTTAATAAGCATTTTCTTTTCCTCCTATATTTTATGCCTTAAATAACTAACGATTGCATCACTTGCAGATCTAATCGCATCTGCGTCACCGTTAGCGAGCGCGGCTACCTGAGCCAGCAATAGTCGGCTCATTTCTTTTAGGTCTGTAAGTTGTTCTGACATGTCCTCGATGTCTGCTTCCAGTTTTGATATTCTTTTGTCGTGGTCTGCTAATCTTGCATTCTGTTCGTCTTCTGGTTTTTTAAATCTTACTGACCATTTTTCCAAAATCGCCACAGCACCGCCAACAGTAATGATCAACCCACACGACCACATGATGAACGCAAGAAACATTTCAAAATCTAAATTTGGCATTTTATCACCGCCTTAAAACCCGTAATAAATTCTATCAACAGCCCTTTGAACCGCTTCAGGATCATATCCAGCTTGCTCTAGTAATTGTGAACGAACAGGCTCATTGCCATAGTCCCCACGATATACAGCCGCCGCAATGTCCGCTAACTCTTCTCTTGGTTCGGAGTAGCCGCCTAAAATTTCATTTACGCGGTCTTGCACGGCTTGCGCATCATAACCGGCTGCTATCAATGCTTGTGTACGGTATGGATCATTGCCAAATTCACCGGCGATAACACGATAAGCAATTTCATCAAGTCTGTTTGGTTGTGGTGCTGGTGCTGGTTCTACTGGTGTAGGCTGAACGTTTGTATCTGCACCAAATCCAAAGCATGCAAGAATACCACTTGCTAATGCGTCAATGTTGTTATTGAAAATGGTTAAGTCTTCAATAGAAGAAATAAATCCATTCTCAACTAAGCGATAACCGTAACCGCGCGCATTCGCACGATATGGATTTGCTAAATCGTCACGTTGAACAAGTGTTCTTGCTCTGCCTGGTAAGATGCTACCAATAAAATCGGCAAGCGCTAAATCGTATGAGTCAGGCTCTAAGCCGTCCATAATGATGACGTGTCCACCGCGTGCGCTTGGTGATGCGCTGTCCATGTGCAATTCAATAATCTGTGTGTCTAATGGTTCGTTTAGATAAGTGATGCCGTTGTCTGCATAGTAGTCACGTGACATATCCCCTAAGATAACATTGTCACCGCCTAGATCCTTGATGCGTTGTCCTAAAACGCGAACTCTTTCTGCTTCCGTGTAGCCGTTAGCACAAGCGCCTGGATCTCCAGCGCCATGCCCACAAATAACTAACAATTTCATTTTTTCTTTTCCTCTTTCTTTCTATCTAAAAAGGCGGCCGTATTGGTCGCCTTAATAGCAAATATTTAATTTTCTTTGTAATAATCCCAAGCCGTTCCGAAACCCGGCTCATTACCCTTGTTGTTGTCAATCCTAGAAACAAAAACAATTCCACGTGCGATTGCTAAATCGCCTTTTGAATAGATTGTTTTATCATTCCACGGCTTGATTTCGACTTTCGGTTTATCTTGACTGTTCTCGCTTGCTTTTAACAACTTGTAATGCTTCGAATCTTTGTCAGGAGTGTTGTACTCGCTTGATGTGACTGCTTCGACAACCTCGTATGGATTTCCTTTGAACTTGAAGCGTTCTCCCTTTTTATAAGGGAATTTGAACGCATTCCAATCATCCAAAAACTTGGTCCACTTTATTACGTCTTTTATTTCTGCGTTCTGCAATCCTAAAGCGATAAAGTGCGAAACCGCTTCAGCTTCAGCTTTCTGCTTAGCCAGTTCCAGCTCTGTTTCCGAAATTTCTTCAAATTCAAATCTTATAGTGACATTTAATTCATCAACTATCTTAGTTTCAAACCCCAAAGGCTTTACTGCATTGAATTGATAGATGACTGTTTCTTTTCCTGTGCTAGAATCAATAATTTTAGCATTAGAAACGTTGTTTTTACTCATGAGAACCGCCGTATCATAGATTTTGTTAAATGGAATCATCATTTCAAAGCTATTTTTCTGATAAGAAGTGATTCCGAAGCTTCTGCCATCATTTAGTTTAATATCCATTACTTCGCCTCCTTTTCGTTTTACGCAACTCTACGCCAAATATTGACCGCGTAATATGGTGGTAATGTACTTGCTTCTGCTGTTTGGCCAACAACCTGCGTAAAGTGATTCCACCCAGTGAAACCCTGCCCCGCTCCAGAAACAACAAATGTTGCATTTCCCAAAACACTTATATCCGTATCGTTAGCAGCCTTATATCCAATAGCGTTAGTGTTTCCATTAACCGCTCCGATTGCTGCAGCCAAGTTGCCATTTCTACCGTTTTTATTTCCGTGGCTGTGCGTTTTGCTTCCACCAGAAGATTTGATAGGCGTGTTTTTTCCAGCACCAATTAAAAATTTATCCTCAATCTTTTCCCATCGTCCAAATCCAAATAACGTAGCTGGATTCGTTGTTGATTCGGTCACGTAAAAAGAGCCAATCGGATAAACTCTTTGCAATAGTTGTGATTGCTCGCTTTTAATTGCATTAATTTGATTTTGTAAGTTGCCTGCTAAGTCAGTGCCTAGTTGATTCTTAATTCCTTCAAACCATGCATTAAACATTGCATTGTGCTGTGTATGCAAACTATCCACATTAAGATTGTTTATTGCATTAACAAAACCACACAAGTTCTTATCAATTCGTGTATCTGTGATGTCTGCATTAGTAATCGTAGAAACGTTAGCTTTTACGAAGATATACGCAAGCACCAAATCATATACTGCGCCTTCGCGTGTTGGCATAGGCTTAACAGGCTGTGACTGTGCTGTGCCTTTTAACACTTCGATGCGAATATCTCGGTGCGCTTTATTGTCGTCTAGCCTTAAGACGACAGCATCAAATCTTGACAGTGCTTCACTATTTGCTAGCGTGATGCGAGTCTCTTCTTTACAGTAAGCCGTGGCGCCATTGATTAGGCACGATCCAGCTTGTATCGAAAGTCCCATGCCACCATCAGTAGAAGCCACAACTTTAAAACAGTTTGTGTTGCCAATTCCAAACACACCATTAGTGTAATAATTTGATAGAACATTTCTTAAAACATCGCTTCCCACGGCTCTATCAAACTGTGGGAATCCACTATCGTCAAACGTAACCTCTGACGTAAATGGGAATGATTGCATTGCCATTATTGTTCCTCACTTTCTGTATGCGACTGGCACTTTATCGCCAAACGTTAGACTTATCTCATGCACTGAGTTTTTAAAGACTTCACGCACCTCCGTTAATCGTGCTTGAAAAGCCATCTGGAAGTCGTCAATCAATAAATCGCACTTATCGCCCAAATCGAAGTCTTCCATGTAACGAAGACCATTGTTTCTGACTGCATCAAAAGAAACATTAAGAATGCTTGCATGCTTCTTCAGCATGTCCTCTTTTCCAGCCTGAATAAGTCGGTTCTTATAAGCATCTAGCGATTCTTTTGTTGAGTCGTAAATCTCCGCCGTCTTATCAATGTACACAACACGTCGATAGTCTGAAGAATTGGCACGCAGGTCAACTGTAACGCTGACCTGCTTACCTTCCTCATAGCTACCATTGCCTATTACGATTGCATAATTCTTTGATGCTGTTGTATCCTTTGTGATTTTCTCATTCTGGATGTTTCTCAGCTTCTCAGAGAACGAAGCAAAACTATTCTGCGTTTGTGATTGAGTACGATCTAAACCCTGCCACACTTTGAACTTGATTTGCTTATTTACATAGTCATAAAAGCAAGAGTAGCTCATCTGCTGTGTCTTCAGCAGTGCATAAAGTGCTGTGGCCAATCCTTCACCTGTGGACTGTTTAGTCACACTAGTTCCTAGTAGCGGTGAGTTCGCCTGTGCCTTAGTCAATAAAGGAATGTCATCCATGTAGTTATCTACGATGGTTCTGGCCACCATCTCGATGTTGCCCGTGTGCCTAAAGCGTGGGTACGTGATTTTATCGTTCAGTTTGTACTCATAGAAGTACCCAGACAATAGAATCAACTGTCCGCTAGACTTGCGAGCATACTCGAATTTCTGAATCATGCCAAGCTCTGGCCGTGAACTGTTGAAAACGTACTCCGCACCTGTGACGTATTGGTCTGCAGGAATCTGGACCATAAATTGTCCTGGTTCGTAGTAACGTCTAATCCACTGTAGATTTATATAGTTGAAGTATTTGATAAGATTAAAATCTTTATCTAAGAACGCTAATTCCATCTATCCCTCCTACATGCCTAAGTAGCGCTTATTGAAATACACATATACGGCCATGTTCGAGTCGCCTGTATCTGCACCGAATGAAATGTTGCTATCTCCAACATCCAATCGGATGTCAGTGAATGACGATGTTCTATCGATGTGATGAATCCAGTTCTCGCCGTTCTTCGTGATTCGGTAGGATTCACAGTCAATGATTAGCAGGTCACCACTCACGAAGTTACCAAGAACACGCACGTATGCGTCGTTCTTTTTAATGACAGGATTGCTGCAGCTGCCTTTGAAGTTGATTCGGATAACAGGCATAACCTCAGCATCACCATCGTTGTTGATCGTGACTGTTTTCGAGAAGTTAAACGACTCAGCTACAATCTTAATTTTTTGTGTCTGAATG